GAACTCTAGCTTTCTCACTTACAGCTTGAGCATTTATTGGTTCACCACTTTCATCAGTTGTTGTATTAACACCTAGACTTTCCCGTAATTCTAAAATCTTTGCGGCTCCTGCTCCAGCTAAATTTCCAACACCAGGAATGTTGGAAGCTAATTCAAGGATCTGCTGTAAAGGCATTAAAACAGCATCAATCAATGTCACTCCAATAGCTAACAACCCTTTTAAGAACCCTCCTTCGCTAAATGCCTCACCTATCATATCCCAATTTCTCCTGAATGATTGAACTAAAGATATTACTAAAGCTAGTCCAGCTAAAACAGGAGAAAAAAATGAAGCTATAATCCCCCCGACAAATGTTAATGCAGCTCCGAAATCTTGCCAATATGTGACAACTAACGCAACAGCGGCAGCAACAAGTAATATTGGTAAAAGAAAAGCGCCAAACGCAGTATTTAAAAATAGCTGTATCACAGTAACGGCCTTAGCCACAGCTCCGTAAGAAGCTACAGCACTGGCAACTCCAGCGACAACAGCCGATACAACACCTACCACGGCAAGTAGCGCAGCAACAGAAGCTGTTATAATTAATATTGTTTTTACAGTTTTTTTATTTTCTTTAGCCCAATTTATAAACCCCTCTAAAATTGGAGATACTTTTTCAATAATACTACCCAGTAACGGTAACAACTGGGTTCCAATAATAATTGAAAATGCTTGCATATTATTTTTAGCTCTAGCTAATTTTGCTGCGGTTGTTTCATTTTTCTTATTATACTCCTCCGTTAATGATGTTCCATTCTTAAATGCGTCGTTTGACACTTTCTGTAATTCACCAAGTCTTTTAGTTCCTGAAGATAAAGCGCCTATTACTTTTATACTTTCTTGAGAACCAATTTTCAATTTCTTTAAAATTGTAGCCAACTTATCAGGCTTAATTCCTTTCAATGAATTTGAAAAATTTACAGCAAAAGTTGTAGGGTCGTTAGCTAGTAATTTTTTAGCTTCATCTAACGGCAGCTTCATTTGTTTAGCAAACCCACCAATTTCACGACCAGCAACAAGCAATAAATTAGACAATCCACTGGCTGCGATCTGAGAATCAACACCAGATTCTTCAAGCAAGGCTCCAAGAGCTGCTGCGTTTGTAATGCTTGGCTTCAAAGAGTCTGGTAGAGCTCCAATTCTCAAAATAAAGTCAGACATATTTTGAGAGGTTGCCGTCCCTTGAGCGCCTAATTCATTTATCGCTGACCCCGTTTTGGTTATGGAGTCTGAAATATTTAAGTTTCTCGTTTCCTTAAATATGTTTTTCATTTTTGCCACAGAAGATACAGCCTCCTCAACCCCCCCAGAAAAGTCGTCACCCAGCGCTACATTAAATTTATTTGCAGTATCAGTAAATGACAATAAATCCTTTTTTGCAATACCAAACTGACCACCTATTTTGCCAATTTCTAATAAGTCATCAATAGATGTACGTGTTTTTAGTGACATTTTAAGTATGTCATCACCAAATTTTGTTAAATTATTATCTTTTAGACCAGTTGTTTTGGCTACATCAGCAAGCTTATCTTCAAACTTGACAGCCTCATTTACAGCAGCACCTAGAGGGGCTGCAATTGTAGCTGCACCTATAGCAGTGCTTACTGCTATATTTTTGGCTGATTTACTTATTTTTCGCGCAGCCCTTTGTGTTCGGGCTGAAAAGATGTCAGTTGCTTTTGACATCTTCCTCAGTGGGGCCGTATACTTGTCAACAGCTGTAAATATAGTTAGTATTTCTCCTACGCTTGGCATTTACCTTTTAGTTTCAAATGATTCTTTAAGTTGTTTTGCATAAAGCTCAGCATCGTTATACCAATACATTATTCCGTGGTGATCTATCTCATCAAAATATAACTTATCAATAATTTCAGGTGTAAATCTGGTGTGGCGAACTACTGATGTAATCACCAAATCCGAATCTACACCTACATAAAAAGGGTCGCTAAATTTTGACAAACATTGTAATCTTGCATATCTAAACTTTTTAAAACCTGTTTAGGTGTATCAGTCATAGCAGAAATATACCCGTGAACCAATCCAAAGCCATCGTCAGCTTTTACGCCTTTTATACCTTTGTCTCGCTCCAGAACTGTTAACCTTGGCTTATAAACTAACTCTTTAACAGTTACAACCCCATCACTATTCTGAACTGGAAAATCAAGCATCTGGGTTATTTCGTTTGTGTCAGGATCTATCATAATTACCCCATCTTCAACAGCATCTATAATCGCTTCAATTGATTCTTTTTTTTCCTCCCTCTTTTTAGGTTTAATACGTCTAGCTTCTAACCAAGCATCAACACAATCTTGAGCTACTTCTCTGTCTACTTTCGCCATTTTTTTATTTTATGTTATCCAACTATTTTTTTAAGTTTTTTTCCTCCCCCAGCTTTTAACGGAAATGTGGCCGCGTTGCCGTTGAAATTAATTTCGCCAACAGGCTTTCCTTTTCCACCCCAAACCGTCCCGTTTGAACTTGTGATTGTGAATTCAGCCTCCTCATCAGCCTCGGCAATATCGCTCCAAACAACAGCATCCTGACGATTATTCATGTCCATTGCACAAACTGTTTCAAAGCTCCACCTCTTACGAGTTTTTTTGTAAATAGGCTCCCCGTCACCAGAAACTGAATCAGCATCATCATCGACCCTGAAACCCCCAGTATCAAAAGTTGAATCTTCATTTGCTTTTGGGAAAAACGTTCCATTTCCCAATGCAGGATGATTAAATGTCACCTCTATAATATCACCACCATAACTAGCCATAATTTTCTAATTTTTATTTTTTATCTTAAACCAAAAGCAAAACCAGCCTCACCAGTAGTACTTGCAATTCTAACAAATGGAGAACGCTTATACCTGAAAAATGTTTCCAGTCTATCAGGATTTGTGTCACTTGTCTGAACCTCTATTGAATCTTTCATGAAATCTGAGTCAACAATAATAACTCTAGAAGCTAAATCATCGGCATATCCATTAAGAATTTGAATCCATTGTTTAGGCTTTATTGTTTTCTCAACATTAACTGCTTGATCATTTTCAGCAATTGCATGAGCAACTACATTCAATTTTTCAAGCAAAAAGTAACCAAAACGAATATTGTAATCAATCATCAAATTTCTACAATATCTAAATTGAGGGGGTAATTCGCCATCAGGTCTATACGTAGTGACAAAATCAGAAAACACATATCTATTGTTAACAAAGTCAACAGTTGATATACCTTCTTTAACGATTAAGTCTCTGTTATTATACTCACTCATCTCTCCAATATCGCCATTAGTAGGGACTGGCATGTCAGGATAAGATTGATCAGAAACATCCAAATGAGGAGTGTTCTGAGAAGTTAAAGCAAATAAATAAGCTCCGTTTGCAGCAGCTTCCCATGTGAATCCTGTAGAATTTGGAGCAGGACAAATAGCATTTGTAACTTGGTCTTTTCTGTTGTCAGGATCAAACTTAGCTTCTAGTGCCGCTAATGTAGATTCAGTAGCGCCAGTTAAAGCAATAAAAGGCTTAAAAACAATCCCCTGATACCTTCCTGTTGGATTGATATCTAAAGGTATTCCATTATATGCCTCCAAATCATCCCACGAATCAGCCCCGTAAGGATTTATAACAATGGTGTTCCAGTCTGTCTTAAATTGAGCCAATGCAGACACAACACTAACAGCTCCAGTACCTGGGGTTCCATTTACAACCCCGTAAGTTAAACCAGCATCATCTGAACCAGTATCGACAATTATGTTTATTTCTTGTGAAGTAACCCCTGCCCATTTAGCAGTGCAAACAGCTTCATCAGCTACATTTGCAGCAACCACTGGAGTTCCCAACACGTTGTTTATAGCATCAACAATACGAGGAACTATTTCAGCATCAGTATCTCCTTCATTAACAAGAAAATCATATCTTGAACCGTCCACTCTGTCACGCCCATTAATAACAATTGAATGTGAAGTTGTTTTGCTTGCCGTCCCAACAATACTTATTGTGTTTATAGACGCAACAGCACCACCAGCTTCAGCTTGAGGATAAACAATAATCGGAATACCTCCAACACCGTCCCCAGAAACTGGCTTTAAAATTCTCATCATTTGATGTATTGGCGATCCATACCCGTATAATTGTCCAGCTTGTTGCGCTGTATTCACTTGAGTACCACTTGTGTCTAACCCAGATTGGTTTGCCACGTTAGCCTCGCCAAACAAAGCAATCCTTTGAGGCAAGTTTGGTGATTTT